CGACCTTCAGTCGTTATCTGGTTAAGCAGCGCCAAAAGTGTCTGACTTGGTTCTTTGTAAGGGAGGAATGTAATGTTGTCGCGGATACTACCTGACGGTACATCCACATCGCGCCACTCACCCGGATTTATGGGAGTGTCGTCACCTTTGATCCGCAACCCTCTTGATTTTAATCCACCCGGCAGATTCGCCAAAGTACCAGCATCGACAAGTTGCCGTATCAGGCTTGTACCTGCTTTAGCGTAACCACCAATAATGTGAATCAAACCAAGACCGTAAAACCCGAACCCCGGCACATATACGTAATGTACAAAATGCTGTCTCTTCAATCTGAGTTCATCATCAGGATCCCAGTTTCGGCGTATTGCCAGTACTTCGGATGTTCCCCGTTCTATAGTTACTACATACGGTTTCGCAATTTCCTCATCGGAATCGTCGATACCCTCTATAACAAGATCGGCATGGATCTCGTATACTGCATAACGGTCATCATCCGTTATGGAATAACCGCCTTCTTTAGCTTTACGTTCCTCTATATCAGTATGAAACGGTTGTGGATCATCAAGATCTATTTCACGGTAAAATCCGTTAGCCTGAAGTTTCTTCAGGTCATTTTTTGTTTTACGCATAATATGCGTAACACGTTCCGCGCTCTCTATATGGGATGCACCATAAGGCACTATCACATCTTCAGCAGGAATATAGATAGCTGCCTGACGACCTATGTTGGGGTCGTAATAAATCTTTTTAAAAGCAGAACCTGCGAGTCCCAGACTATATAAAAGTCTTTCATGTTCAGGTCGATATTCAACCATACGTTCAGTAAGTTCATAGTTCATGTCTGCTTGAACACGAGTAGCCGCTTCTTCTTTTTCCTTCGTCTCCTCACCAAGAATTTTTGTTTTCACCGGCCCCGAAGGAGGGAAGGTTTCACTCATTGTTTCCGCTTGGAAACGAATAGCTGCTTCCGCCAATATGGTGGAGTATACACCGCAGGCACCATCCCACGGGTCTGTACGTTCTTCGTATTTGAATCCTAATACATCCAGCCCCTTGACAAAGGTATCAGCCCAATCCTTACGGCTTTCGATATCAGCATCAACAAGACCGATAACTTCGTCAGTCAACTTTTGCAGAACATCTTCTTCTAATGTTTCAGCAAGATTGCTATCAAAAGAATCATCCCCGGATTCCTTGCCGGGAATAAGTGTTACTTCAACACTACCGTCATCAAGTGTAACCATATCAGGGTTGACAATTTCAATCTCAAGGTCAGCTCCGGTAGGAGGAACACCGGCTCCGTTAGAAAGAGGAGTTAACGCTTTATCAATAGCCATGATCTATCCTTGTACTTCTACTTCTGCTTCTGTCTCTATCCATACCTTGGCACCACAGGATAAAGGTTTATCGGGTCTGTATATTACCTTGCAGGGACCATCAATTAACACTTCATGCCCATATCTATTATCTTTGTATGTTTTAGCAGTAATAACAGGTTCACGTTCACCTGTCTTGTTATTGCGTTTTATAACATGCTGGTTGACATGGACATAAGTTTTCATCGGTGCATTCGGTCCCAAACATCTTTCTGGACACAAAGAACAGATTGCCTACCGTCAATGGTGATATTCTTTTGTAATTCTCTGGCCGCTTCCTTACACCGTTCACCCATTAACCAACCATTTTTCGCTTCTTCTTGCTCAATAACATACGGCTCGGAAAAATACCTTATAAAATTATCAGATGTATTACAAATTGTGTCTGCGGGACAAAGCGTGATAATAGCGTAATAGAGAATATCCATTTTCTAATAATACCCGCCAGTACGCTGTTTAAAATATCGTATTGGCTCCTGTTCATCAGTGGGTAATTTTATAAACCCACCTTGTCTGAATCTCATAAGAGCCATAATAGTGGAGTCAACCAGATCATCATGGCTCATAAACGGGAATCCAGCAATCTCTTCTACCACTTCTTCCGCCCAACGTGTAGTGGGAACCCAAACCAGACCCGAAGATACAATATCGGAAACAGAATTTAACCGCGCAAGTTTATCTCCTGAACCTCTATGAGGAGTATACTCCTGTACCGGCAACCCCATTCTACGCATTTCCTGATACAATGCAGTGCCTGAATTTTTCTTCTCCACAATGAAAGAATCCGGGTTCCATTCTCCGTATTCCTCCATAGCCATCTCTTTTAATTCGGGAAACTCCAAACGCTTCTTAATACTGTTCAACAATATAATATTATACGCGCTAGTCTCCTCGTTTAAGAAAACTCCCCACGTAGTAAGTGCTGTGAAATCAGCCCGGTTATGTGATTCCGCCGCTGAATCGAGAGACATTATTATATATTCGCATATCGGTGGTTTCTTATCCCCCCATGACTGCCACCATTCCCGTTTTACAATGGAGGCTTCTTCAGCCGTTGGTTCCTGTTGATATTGTGCATTCCACTGGAACGAAGGCATGGAAGCCTTGGTGCGAAGCAGTGCGTCAAGGTCAAAAAACTCGGGCCATAACGGTTTTTGCGTGTAACCGGAGTTTTCTTCGTCGGGTATTTCCAATATGGCAGGGAACTCCACTATATCGTACTGATCAGCCTTCGCATTCTGGGACATATCGGTGACAACACGACCAGTCAGGTCATCCATGTGCCATCGGGTCTGTATAATCGCTACACTTCCTCCCGGCATAAGACGAGTACGGGCACCATAAGTGAACCACTCATACGCTTTCTCGAAAACCTCGAAATTACCATTAATAACGTCCTGTTCCGAGTGCGGATCGTCAATTATCAATAAATCCGCACCACGACCGGCGATAGATGAGCCTATACCGCACGCATAATACTCACCACCCGTACTTGTGTTCCACCTACCGGCAGATTTCGAGTCAACCGCGAGCGAAACCGTAGGAAAAATGGCCTTATAGTCGTCTGTTGCAATCATATTTCGTACTTTACGGCCAAAATCCACAGCCAAATCGGTGGTATGGGAAACCATCATAACTTTTTTGCCGGGATTTCTACCTAAAAACCATGCCGGAAACATGATTGACACCAACTGGGACTTACCATGCCGGGGTGGTATGTTGACACATATACGATCCTTATTTCCGGCCTCGATATCCATGAGCATATCGCCCAACATTCTATGATGTTTGCCAACCTTATAGTCTGCCTGCATATGTTTGCAGAATTCCATAAGGTCATCATATACTTTTTGCTTATATTTCCTGACTGACAACTCTTCTACAAGGCTGTCTATCTCCGTTATCTCTTCCGACGTATATTTGTCGAGATTACCCAGCATAAACCGGACTTCCTCTTCCGTGAAATCCTTGTTCAACGCCGTATCAGGAGGCATCGGGGGTATCTTTCTCCTTCTTCAACTCCAGCGCGGTATCCACGTCCGTAGTTTCGCCGTCTATAATGATAACCTCGTTTTCATCTTCGGGATTTATAAGTTTCGCCAGCTTGGACCGCAGCTTGTCCCTTATATCATCCGTAGACTGGTGAGTTATAGTCACTTCCGATTTTTCCGCGAACAAAGCCACATCCGATATTTTTCCCAATAACTCCAAAGCACGTATACGCACCCGTGGATCAGGATTATCGGCTTCCAGTACCAGCTTGTTTGTCACGAGGTGCCGTATCTGTCTGGCACTCTCCACCACGGACTGACCAAACTCCTGCAATATACTGTTGGTCATCAGCAGGGATGCGGGGGTCAGCGTAGCTGCTTTTTTCGCCGTAACTTTTTTAGAAGTCTTCTCAGGGTCATTTGCGTAAGCCAGCGTAAGTTTAGCTGCTATATCCTTATCCTCTTTTGTAGGTTGTACATCTAACCCGTGTTCGGATAACCTTAAAGCAGTATTGCAGGCGGATTCGGCTCGCGCTTGTAAATCTACATATGGGGTGTCGGGGGAGAAGGGAACTCCCAGTTCAGCTTCTATGACTAAAGTCATTAATTTCTTCCGCAGGTAGTCAACCGTATTGCAACGTACCAAATATAAAAAGTTTCCACAAGACGTTTGGGACTCCAAAGGGGGGGTGTTCTATATATGGATAAAAGACATATAGAAGGACAAATATGCGAAACAATACTCACAGAATATTTATTGTACAAAGGATTCTACATATTCAGACCCCAAGCATCTTTCGGTCCTGTAGATGTAATAGCTATATCCGGTAAAACAGGGAAGGTCTATCTGCTGGACGCAAAAAAAGAACGTCTACGATATTTCAAAGTAAAGAACGCCAAAGGGCGCGGAATAAGATACGGACCACACAGGATACATCGTGTGCGATCAAAAACACAAAAAGTACTGGGGGTTCGTATAGCCTATGTAAACATGGATACCCGCGAAGTGCATATAGTCCCCGCTATCAGGGGTGAAAACCTGGATGTTCTGGAACGCAAAAAAACGTAAAATATTTGAGCGTATTACTATTATATAGGAGCACCCGGAGTCCCTTACACGTAAGGGGGTTATAGGGGGTGGGTATGGTCGCCCCATATCAATTCATCGTATTCTATCATTTTCTATCAAATTATATCAATTAGTGCTAGTTTATCTATTCCAATCAGTAGGTATGTGTGTTCTAATACAATCATCGAAACGAACAAAGGATGTTTGTTATATGCGTACATTCTTAATAGCTACCATATTCGCTCTAGTATTTATCTACGCTACTGTAGGTTCTTACTATTCCGAATGCAATCGCTTCGGCTATTGCGACGGCATCCACCACATCCGTTAACTTCAACCTCGGGGGAGCTTCGGCTCCCCCACAACTAAGGAAGGAAGGACCATGTTAAAGTACATACTGACCATACTCGGTACTCTGGCAGTACTGCTCGGGTACTACACAAATGACTACATGGTAGCCAACAACGGTAGTTACATCATGTCTGTTTGGATACCGTTCCTTGTTACAACCATTGGCATCATCACACTCGTAGGTGCATACATCATCCATAGGAGTACAGACTAATGGAAGATCTATATCCTATCTTCATACTTATGGTTTTCACTGGAGTAATCTTTTATCTGGGTCAGCGTTTCGAGAGGTATCTCATTAATGCCCGAGACCCTTACATAAACTCCACTAATGCAGAGTTACGTAGACGTGAGGCCACACGGAAAGCACGGCGTAAGATCAGAAGTTGGAAGGACATCCCATGAGTGATAGCTCTGCATTCATTCGTGGTTTGTTTGTAGGATGTATCCTTAGTCCTTGTATGCTGGCGATACTCTACATTGTTATAGTCTAACATCTCAGGGGGTAGGGCTTCGGCTCTACCCTTTGATACCAGTTCTCACAGACGCGGAGAGCGAATACCGGAAGCGACGAGTCAATCCTACCGAAAGCGGAAAGCCTACCATTCTCTACCATTTAGTTGTAATTTATATCAGTTAGTGCTGTTTTATCTATTCCAATTTCCCTAAATACCTGCATAATACAATCATCAAACGGCAATCATGCTGTTTGTACAACCGGCGCTCTGGCGTCGTCAGGGTGCCAGAAAGGATAAGACAACAATGTCTTATGTAATGCCGAACAATATGGTGAAAGCCATTTCAAATGCAGTGTCAAAACGTCTAACGTCTGATACTGCAATGACCACAGCCGTTGACATTCTATACAGCGGCGGTTTCCCGGCGGCTTTTTGTAAATCCCCTAAAAAGGATGCAGAAGGCAACGAGCCGACCGTAGAGCATAAGGAAGCGTATGCGGCTCTGAAAGTCGCAGTTGTCGCGGGATTTACCGAGACAAGGCGTAAACTTCTGGATACTCCGACTAAAGCATTGTCGGAAAAACAAAAGGATACGAAACGCTTCTGGCAACAGCAGATCGGTGCAAGAGTTGGCGATTTCCATGCACAACTCCAACGCCGGGAAGATGTTGCCAATGGGGTAACAAATCCCCGGAATGCCAAGTCCGTAGAGACTTATTCTTCGGAGGCATTAGTTGCACTCAAGAAACGGTGTGAATCTGCTGACTCTGCAGAATTCGACTTAGTTGTAGCTCTCGAAAAATTAGAAGAGCTGGCCACTGTGGTCAACAAGCGCTAGTTGTTTAACTCGGGGAGGGGGACTGCAGTCTCCTTCCCCATTTTTTTTGTGCCTTTGATACCAGTTCTCGCGGACGCGGGGAGCCAGCCTCCCCTCCCGTGTTTCTCCCTACTACCG